AGGTCAGTAAATGCCATAAAGCAGATAATTTTGTTTTTATAAATTCTAAAATAAATGTTATCATAACTATCTTCACCATATATTGCATGGTATTCATCGCCATCTTTTCTAAATTGTGGCAACATTACTTCTACTTCTTTAGTAATCGTTATTGGTACTTTAATTGTTGCTTTCATTTTTGATTGTTTTTGGGTTAAAATTATAAATGGTTGTTAAATTCGCTTTAGGCTGTGTTTTAGGCTTCTTTTCTAATTCTTGTGCAATTAGTACGAATGCCAAACAGCATATCGTCATAACAGCTAAATAAGCCAATTCGGTTAATATTCTTTTAGTGTAGTGTGTCATGCTAATAGTCTTTCTAACTCCAACACCTTAGTAAAGGTCATGTCGTTTTGATTAATGAAAAATCCGTTAATACGGTTAGCAGATACGCCTACTTGCCTTGCAATAGCGGTCTGTTGTTTTGGGCTTAACTTTTTCCATTTGTTAAGCAAGCTAAATGTAATTTGATTGAGTACCATTATTATTTTTTGGTTTAATTAAAAAATCCGTTTCTACTTGCCCAGATAAAAAGGGCTGTTAATGCTATCGTTACTAAATAGTCTTTGTTGGCATTCCAATATTTAATTGTTTCACGCTTTGCCATTTGGTATTCGCTGTTTAATTTTTCCATTGTGTTTGGGTTTGGGTTAGTTAATTGCAGTGGTAAGTATGCTGCGCCACTATGGTTTTATAATAAACCTTTTTCTCTTAAATAATCTTTTACTAATACTTTGCACTCATCAAATGATTTTCCACTTAACATCATTTCTATTTTAACCATTGCTAAAAATGTTTCTGTTACAATTTCAATTTCTGTTTTAGTTGTGTTTGCAGTTGTCATAATGTTTGTTTTTTGTTTTCGGCATCATTACCGTATCACAAAAGTAATACAAAAAAACAATTCTGCAAATCTTTTTGTAAAATAATTTCTACTATTTTTATTTTCCTTTATTTTACAAGGGTTTCAGTGTGTAATTATTTTTGAATTATTTTTGTAAATGTGCTATTTTTTAGTTGTTAGCGTTCCTTAATTAATATCAATCGTTCCTTAATTGGTTAGACCCCTTTGTTTTATTGAGTTATTTAGGGTTTAGTAGCGTTCCTTAGATATTGTTAATTGTTTTGTGTGGTAAATAAAAAAGCCCTTACAAATTAATGCAAGGGCTTCCTAATTTAGAATTATTTTTTTAGCAACTATACGCCACAATATTATGGCTTATTTGCTTTACCGGAACTGAAAATGATTTAGTATATAATGTAGAATTTGTAAAGCAGCCTTGCGTTCGTCTATGTGTGTCTGCAAATTTTAGAGCGTGTTTACTTTTAGCCGAGCATTCAAGTGTTGCATTTACATCATTACATACACTTTCCATTTTTAATTCCCCATTATAGGCATAATCATTAACAGCATTGCTTTCTAATACTACCGGTGCTGCAACAGTAGATTGATTTTCGATAACAATTTGCGCCACAGTTTCAGAGGTAGGCGTTTCATCGCTTTCCTGTGCATGTAACGAATTGCCAACGCTCAAAAATGCTAATACTCCGAATAGCAAAAATGAGAAGAGTGTTTTTAATTTCATAGAACAAATATAGTAAACTTTCTGAAATAAAAAACCCCGATTAACTTAATTCAGTATCGGGGCTTAATGTTGCGGTGGAAGGTATCGAACCTCCGACTTCTAGGTTATGAGCCTAGCGAGCTACCGCTGCTCTACACCGCTACGCAAATATACAAATATTTTCCAAACAAAAAAGCCCGATGCTTCACAGCTTCGAGCCTTGTAATTAACTAAAAACAACCAACCAAAATTAATATGAAAGTGCTAAGATAATAATATTAATAGACTTTGCCGTTTATTATTTTTTTGTTATAAACTGTAAACATTTCCTTATCGTGTAATTCAATTAAAGCAAAGCCGTGATTATGGTTATTGTAGGGCATATACTCTGGAGTTAATTCACACAAACAGCCTGTACTCCAACAACCGATTAATTTTCCATCGTGTGTTTTTTCAGTGTGTTCTGAAACTCGGTGAACGTGGCTCATTAAAGCACTTTGTTTAGTTCTTAAGAATAGTCCTCTTGCAGGATTTACAGGTGCTATCATTCCGTACTTATGCTCGTGTCCGTGAATAATCGCCAACTTATTAGCCCATATTGTAGCCATGCTTCCAACTTCCTTTATTCCTAATTCTTGAAACTTTAATAGCCCTGCCAATTCAATATCGTCAATTCCTTTAAGTTCGTTACGTAAAAGAAATTGACTCCATCTATCGTCATGGTTTCCAATTTTGTAAACTATGTGTGCTAATGGAAACACATCTCTTATAACTTCTAAGATGTTTCTTGCTATCATTATTTCATTAGCAAAGTTTCTCTTTCTGTAATCGGTTTCCCAACGTGAAACAGCGTAAAAATCTATAAAATCGCCATTCAAAATAATACAGTCAATTTCTTGCTCTATGCCATATTCTAATGCTGTTTGCAAAGCTACTTCATCATGATAAGGCACGTGAATATCTGATAGTAATAATATCTTTTTTACCTTACTTGGAATTTTGTAGTGGTTAATTTCATTCTTTTCACCGTATGGAATATTTAATTTATCCACAAAGTATTTACCGCCTTCAGGATTGCGATTCCTTTTACTATTTCCTGAAAGACCTTTGTAATATCTTATTGCGTTTCTTATATCCTCTTTAGTTTTCCAATGGTTCGCCCAAATAGGATTACTCATTATTCGGTCTGCTAATTCAGTAGGGGTTAGTTTTGGAAAATCTTTAAGATAATTAATAACGATTTTACCTTGTTCTTTTGGACTTGATGGCATTTATTTTGAGTTTAGTTTTCTATATCCGTGTTTAAAAAGAAATTCGCTCATATCTTTTCCTATCTTATCAACAGTATCTTCGTCTAAGTATGGTTGAATATGATGTGTAAATTCGTGTATGAAGACTTCTAATTCTTCAACACTCTCTAACCTACTGTCAATCTCAATCCTTGGCGGAAACATATAGCAGTAACCCCTTGCTTTGCGCAACTTCTTTCTAACTACTTTTATTTCGCTATTCCTGTTCAAAGTTAAAATATTCGCAAATCTCGTTCATTATTGCGACATTTTGGTTAGATAATAATATTTCTTCGTCGATTTTACTTATATTTTCTGAATGGTCTATTGTAGTTTTTAGCCCATTAATTAATCCTCTCTCTATACAGTCTTGTAATATCTGATATATTTTAGGCTTTAGCATATTCTTTTTTTACATCATAACATGGACACGATTTTACCCACTCATTAGGCTCTACTATTCCATCTTTATCTAAATCGGGACTTAAATCTCTATGCCCTAATACTTCTGAATTTGGATACTTTACAAGGTATTCATCAATTAACATTTTAAGGGTTTCTTTTTGTTCTAATGTTCTTGTATCAGTTGGCTTTCCTTTAACTAGACCACCGATATAACACAAATGAATAGAACGTGAATTATGACCTTTAACACCATTGCTTACTAATTCATCATCTTGTAAACGTGTTGTAAATCCAAATCTATCTATAAGCCAATGATAGCCGTTTGATGTCCAACCTTTTTTGCGCCAACCATCTAAAATAGATTGAGCCGTTGCGCTTGGTGAAGTTGCTGTACAATGAATAACTATTTTGTTTATTTTTCTCATACTCAAAAATAATTATTTTTTTTATTTGATGCTTTAAATATTTTGGTTTAGTTTTGTAAACGAAATAAATACAATGTTAAATAAAAAAGTAGGTAGACCCCTTAAATTTAAACAACAAACATCTGTTATAGGTGTTCGAGTTCCAAAAGATAGCAAACTGATTTATAAAATAGAAATTGATAAAACTGTTTATAATTTGGCGAAGGAAAGAGGGGATTTAAAAATAGATTAACGGTATGCAGCTAAACGCTGTTTGTAATTAAATAGTAACAACTTAAATATCAAACAAATGAATATAAATTCCGAATCCGAATCAAATAAGGACAAAACTACAAATAGCGTTTTAGGTGCGGTTAGCAGCCGTTTAAATGTTTACGAATACATTTGGTCAAAAGTGTTTCCAAACGAAGAATTGAACTATGATGACTTCTATGATTGGTCAAGAGAGAATGCTAATAGAGCCTTAGAGTTAGCTTTGGAATACTGCGACTTAAATGGCTGCTAACTACCGAATACACGTGACTAAAGTGTAAACGTATCAATAAAATCAAATGCTACAAACAAATTTAGAACTAATAATAACGCATGGTTTAAAAAGAATGCCCTATCATTTTATAACGGATTAGTAGGCATAACCAAAGATGACATTAACTTAAAATAAATATTATGGAAAGAGAGGAATTACATGAAATAACTGCTATGCTACTTGATTGCAGAAATATATTAAAGACATGCGAAAGTGCAACGATAGGGAAAACGCTAATAAATGTAAAGGTATGTCAACTTGAGGACTTAATTATAAAGCTAGAACATAGAAATAAAGCGTCATTAACGCAACAGCTTACGCCTAATCGTTAATAACAGCCCCATAGGAGTATTAACCTTATAGTAGGTCTTTAGTCCCTTATAGGTTATGTAAATGGCTATAATTAAGAATGCCCAACCGCCAAAGCGTATTTTCACTTTTTCCCACCAATTTAAGTTGGGTTCAACTAATTTTGGCACGAATACTGTTGACTGTTCGCTCTTAAACTTATTAATCGTAGTATTTAAAGTTTTAATGCTGTCTAAGTAAGCCAAACAAGTAGCTTGAATAGTTAGCGTATTATCTTTAATTGAACTGTTTAAAATGCTTCTATTGCCATTAGTAGTTGTTTTATTAACGATGGTTGCCTTTCCTGTACTATCGCAAACTATTTTTATGATTTGAATGGAAGTATCAGCAGGAATTTTAACATAGTATGTGATGGTGTCAAACGTTATTGAAAGACTGTCTTTAATTACTACCGAAGTGTCGCTAAATTGATTAAAGCACTTTTCGCACTTTTTAATTTGTCTTTGTGTTCCGCATGACGTTAAAGCTATTGCCAATATCGCAAATATCCACTTATTCATATTTATCAAACTTTTTCTTAAAGGAAAAGAACTTGCTTAAAATATCCATCACTCTTGCAGGAATATCTATTTTCCACAACAAATAAATATTCTCATGAATTGAAAACACCTCAACCGATACCAATCCTGCTGTTACTATCTTAGTTAAGAATAAAGGAATGTCTATAAATACAGAAATAAACTCGCCTAATAAAGTAACATCCATAAAATAGAAACTAATAATAGTTAGTTGGTAAATAAACATCTTTCGCACTGTTTCGTAAAGCCCCTTGCTCGTTATTTTTTTGCCTTGCTTTTTTGACTTCATTATACCCAATACCAAATCGGCAAATATTACCAAACCGCACAAAAATAATAACGCTTTGATAGGTGCAATAAACGCAAAGAACAATATTAATAACTGGCTAAAATATGCTTTTACCTTAAATCCTAAGTTCAATATTGTTGCTTTCATAATTTCGGTAAATTATTTATAAAGGTTTCCGCATCTGATGTTTCTTCTGTTACAGTTGCCAAATGTTGTTTAATTAATTCCCACGTCAACCAATACCATTCTAATAAGATAGTTGCTTCTGCTGAATAGGTTGGATTATTTACCCACATAGCTATTTCTTCTTTGCTAACATAGTCCAATGACTCATAGTAACTCTTAAACAAATCATCGTGTAACTGATTTACTTCTATTGTATATTGGTTTATATCGAAACTACTCAAAACGGTTTCATCATAACCAAAACCAAAATTTATATCAATGGCTTCTGCTTCTGTTAAACAGTCATGCCAATTATCCTTTAAACTATCTTTCCAAACTCTAAATACTATCATCTTGGTGTTGTTAATGTTTGTTTACAAAATTGGTAATCTATCCAAATGTTCCTATTTGTTGTGCCTACTGTTTTTCTCCATTTAAACATTGGGGATGGGTAAGCACTTGCATTTGGCAAAGTTCCCGCATAAGTGTTTATTAATATGTTGTCAATATAAACGGCTACTGATGTTCCTGCTGCATTTATAATTAACTTTAAATTATACCAAGTCCCTGCCACTACTGTTATACCTAAATCGTCAGTAACTACTCCTCCGCCATTTTTTCTTGCTAATTGCCATTTACCACTATTTACGTTGTCTGAATATACAAATATTACATAACGAGCTGGATCATAAACAGACTTATTATCCAAACCAATTCTTATATCAAATCTTTCTGAACTATCTGATAAAACAGGAATTTGTACTCTTGCTTCATAAACTATTTCACCTGCACCAAATATTGATGACATATCTAAGCCGCCCACTATGCCTGATGCCGTTGCTGATGTTTGGGTTTCGCATTGCAAAACCCCTACTGCACCCACTGTACCTCCATTAATAGTATTTATTCTGCTTGCGCCTAATTGTAAATAAGAACTATCCTGTGGGTTGCTAAAATTTGCAGTAATATTAAAAAAACCACTTACGTAGTCATCAAAAAATAAACTTTCATTTGGTATGTTTGGGTATGAACTGCCTGCTGCGCTTAATGTAGTGCCTGTTAAAGTCAATCCTGAACCAATTACTATTTCTTCAACTGCCCCCGAACCTGCCGTTCCACGCCCTAATAAACGTGCGGTATTCATTGTTAAGCCTGATGAAGTAATTAAACCTGTTGGTACTTTATTGTTAAAAATTGTCCAATCTGCACTACTTAAAGCACCTCTATTTGTAGCACTTGCTGTTGGTAAATTAAATGTATGTGTATCTGTTACTGAATTAATTGCAAAATCAGTTCCAGACGTACCAACTGCAAAATTCTGAACTTGTGCAATTAAGCCATTTAGTGCCGTTAAACCTGTTGAAAAAGTAGTTATTACTTGACAAAGGTTGTTATCTTCTGTATATAAAGTTACAGTTCTGTTACCTGATGTATTTACATGTACTCTTACAGCTAGCCTATCAGTAGCTAATAATGTAGTTTGTGGTACAGGTATTGCTGTAGTATATAAATCTACTTGAGTACCATTAGTAATAAATTCAGGATTAGTAGAACTTGATGCTATTAAAGTAAAAGTAACACCATCATATTTATAAAGTTCTATATAAAAAGATGGAGTACCACTATTATTACTAACATTAAAATAAAGTTCACAATTCCAATTACCTGCTGGTATATTTAATTGATTAGGGTCGCCTGCATCAGTTAAGAAAGAAGCAATATAATCATTTGTATTAGTTAAAGTAAAGTTAGTACCAAGACCCAATATTGGCGTTCTATTCATTTCATAATAAGTAACGCCACTTATAGTTCCTTGATTTATGCTTCCGTTTAAATAGTAATTTATCGAAGCACCACCACCCCCGCTTGTTTGTAATGTAGTCAATAACTCATACGCTACCCCATTCCAATAGTATTGAAAGTTTGTATTTTCTGCAATATAAATAGTCTTAACCGTTCCTACTAATGGAAACGCTGCTAAGTTAGCAAACGTTAATACTTGACTGTCTATATTTATTGTTGTTATTGCCATACGATATTTATTGTATTGTTTTCTAAAGTTGGTGCTGTTGAGCTACCTTGTAACACGCCATCTACATACACATCAAAGTCAGTATCAGGCAATACTAATGTTCCACCGCTTGCAACTGTTTGTTGATATGATTGTGTGCTGTTTTCAACTGTTGCATCAGCACACCCATTACTTACTGTTATAGTTAACGTATCTGTGTCCGTTCCTGCATCATTGGTTGCTGTACCAACAAATGAAGTAGTAGTGTTTATAGTAGTATTAACAAACCCGAATTGCCCTTGTAAAACGCCAAACGGAGTTATGTTTACACTATTCACGTTTTCAGCTATCCAACCGATTTGTATTTCAGTGCCAGTTGATACCGTTGTTTGTGTTGCAAATAGTTTAATAGTAGGTGGTAAATCTAAATCTAAGCTACATTCGCTTAATGGATAGGTTACTTCTAATGAATAACTAAAGCCTGTTAGCGTTCCGCTTAACTGCCTTATTTCGGGCTGCCCTCCTGTAAATTGTACGTTCTGTAATAGTGGTTGTTCGTCAATCTTTGCTAACAATTTGCGTGATAGCAAATACATTTGTTGCTTTAAATTTTCCCTTTGTACTTCAGTGCTTTCGGGGCTATCTTGAGTTACGAAAATTATCGGAAAAACAATAGTTTCAACAAACGAATTGTTATTAATATTCGTGTTAGGCTGTGGCTCTAATAATAATATTTGTGGCGTGGCTTCATTGTAGTTAAGACTGCCATCTGTTTTCCTGCCATGAACAAAAAAGCCGTTCGGATTAACGTAGTTAGCAGCGTTGCGAATAATATTGACTATATCCTGATAAGTCATAAGTGCTTGTATATTTCGCTATTATCGTTAAATGGATTAAATCTTTTACCTACCCTTGAAACTCTTTTTATTCCTAAATTAATGCCTTTATCTTTTTTGCAATTTTCATCATTATAAGTAATTCCATCGTAAGTATAGTTATCATCTGCCATGCGTTTATCTAAGCGTAACCAATAAGCATTAGCGTTATTCTTAACTGTCTGCAATAACATTGCCCTATCTTCAGGCGCAATAGGTTGACTTGTATCTTCATTCATTACCCTCATGCCATATTGAGTAACATTTATTCCATGCTGTGAATAAAATGAGTAGATAGTCTTGTTGCAAATCCATGCCTTTATATAATCCTGAAACAAATCAGCTAATTCAGGATAGGTATTTGATGGATTGCTAACTACTTGTTCTAAATTAGCAAACATTATAGGGTCTAATAACGGCTCTATAATAGTTTCCTGAACCAACTTAATATGAAAATCAATCAACCTATCTTCGATATTATCGCTAAACTGTACGTATGTTTTAAGGTCTGTTTTACTGATTAACATTTTGAGTAGTATTAACGGTTAAAGGTTCTAAGCCCCAAAATATATTTCTTTTCTCATCTGCTGTCAATACATCTAATAAAGCACTATCAGCCACCGCCAACGGCTGTTTTTGTGAAATACTAAAATCCATTGCAGGAAAAACAGTTTTTAAGCTATCGGTTATAAATCTTTGCATCGGGTTTACCGTATCAATTAAAACTTTTTGAGAGTTTGCCAATGCTAACTGATTGCCTAAGATTGTAGCTTCACTGAACCCTACTAATACAGGTGGAACTTTAAACAACCTACATACTTCACGATTGATTATTTCACGCTTGGCGTTACTTGCTTCTAATATTCCTTTTGCATCAAATGACTGTAACACTGGTACTTCATCTTTAGTAGAAGCCCACAATTTTAATAAACTAAACCTTCCGCTTAATCCATCTCTATCTTTAATGCCACCTGTAAAACTTTCTAAAACTTCATCATAGTAATCGTCAACTGTTTTTCCATGACTGTCGGGTATTTCTTGGTTAGGGTTGCCTATAAAAGTAATTATTGAACTCGGCATAAATCCATTTAATGCCAACTCCAAATCCATTTTACTTATTTCTGAACTTGTGATTACATCTTCTATTCCCGAATAATAACTTGGAATAGGGTAGTGTGGGTTGTCTGCTGATTTCTTATAAAAATATGCTATCTCACCCTGTGGATATGTTTGAAATACATTAACTGTATTAGGGTTGTATAATGGGTACTCATACCATTCATTGTCCTTATACTGTACCGTTCCTACATTTTTATTGTACCATAGTTTTTTTTCTTCTTTGTCTTTTCTAATTTTGTCAAGGCTTAATACTTCGGCTTGTTTAACTTCATTAAAAGCGTTTCTTTTTACAAGCAATGCAAAGCCTCCAAATATTGATACCTGTTGTGCAATATCTGTTAGAAAATCATCGCCTTTTTGGTCTGCATTGAATTTGTATGCAATTGTGGTATCATCTACAAATCCATCGGCTTCTATGTATTCTGCTATTTTGTCCGTACACGTCTTTGCAGTTCCGCTTTCGTTAATGTATCTTAATAGCTTGTTAGGAAATAGATTATCATATCCATATAATATCCATTTCTTAGTTGATTTAGTGTCTAAAACTTCAACTATTCTATTGAAGAATTTATATACTTTTCCTTTTATATCAGCCATTTTACTTCTCTATGTTTGTTTGCAATATAACTATATCCGCTTGCGTGTGAAATTAGTTTATTTTTTGCAATATACACATTTAGTAGACCTGCAATTTTTATCAGTGCATTATCGGCTGTTAACCGTTGTCTTTTAAACTCCATTAAGATAAAATCATAAACGGTTTCCCTAACCATGTAACCAAACGTTCCCCACATTCCCCCGCCTTTACATACGTGTTCGCTTATTGGTTGTGGCGTTGTCTTAGGTGTTCCAGATAAATAGAATAAATCCCAATCTTCAGGCAATTCATTAAGGCATTGTTGAAATTCATAATCAAAATTTAAAGGAAACAAAACATCGTCTTCAAATATCAACACATAAGGTAGGTTTTGCGCTTTGGCTTTTTCAATTACTTCGATATGAGAAAGTACACAACCTAACTCATAAGAATTTAGAAATTGATTACCTTGTATTACTTTGCCATCTTTGGCTTCCGACCTCTCGGCTTTGATTGCTGTTGTGGCAATGCTTCGTTCGAAGTTATTTCGCCTTTCGGTTGCTCGGTCAAGGTTGATATAGTAGGTTCTTGGATAGGTACATTCAAAGGTTCGTGCTTTTTTTTTACTTCCACATCGTATTCTACACTAACTAAGTGTGGCATTTTATCGGCTAATATTTCTAAATGATGTTGCGGAGTGTTTGCATTTAATTCAATGTTTATGCCTTGTAAAACTGCTGTGTTGCCGTAGAACTTTTTATCTATTTTGATTTTCATTGTACTATTTATTTTAATATTTAAAGGTACTAAATTTTTATTTTCTATTTTTTTCTTAGTAGCTATAAGTTGCATTTTTTTCACATAATCTTCTAATATTGCCTTATCCATTCTACATACCTTATCATATTCTTTCTTATTAGCTTCAAAATCTTCGTGCTTATTAGAACTGTCAATAGTAATAGCATGGTCTAAATGATATAATGCACCTTTTACTCTTTCTACTTTATAGCCTAATGTCTTAAAACGGTAATATCTTTCTAAATCTTCTGCACCATAGCTCACAAAATTTTCATTTTCACCACCTGCACTAATAAACGATTGCTTATTATAGGCTATTGCACCACCTACGCTAACCATATCCCCCTTATTCATTCCTGAATAGTTTGATTTTAGCATACCAACATCTAAGTATTTTGCTACTGTTTTTCTTTCTGTTCGTGGCACTCGTGCAAACCTGCCATCATAAGGATAAACAAAATCCGTTCCACTTCTTAACATATCTACTGCCTGCCATATTTGAACTGGTGAAATAAATATATCAGCATCCCAATTAATTACATAAGGTGTATCAGCTAATAAAGTCATTTCGTTTAATATCTTAGTTCGGTGAAACTTTGATAAATCAAAATTCACGTAATTAATATGATTACCTAACCATTTAAAATGATTGCCTATTTCACCTACTATAATATTGGTGTTAAAATACTTTTGCAGATGCAAAATATTAAGTAGCAAATTTTCTTCTCTGTGTGGATGGTCGTACTTTACTGGAATAATAAATGTAACATCACTTAAATCAATCTTTTCTTTGTGATCTTGAACTAACCATGTTTCAGGATAAAAGTCATTACTATTTGAAGTTCTTAATAGTTCGCCATTAAATAAGCAGTCTGGTCTTATGGTAGTTCCATTGCCTAAATATGCCCCCCACCAACTAAATGTAGAATTAGCTATCACAAACGCATGGCATTTGCTCATTAATGTTAACTGTTCAATAGCGTCCCCATTTGCAAATACTACGTTATCTAAGCAACTAAAATGTATTTTACAATAATTAATGTCATCTGAAAAAATAATTACCTTAAACTCGCTTAAATTGAATTGTAACAAAGCATTTAAGTAGTAATTAATTTGAAGTAAAACATAATTAGGATTGTCTACATAATCGCCACGCCTTACCGATATGGCTATTGTTGGTTGTTCTAATTTATTACAGTCTTTTAGTTTAAATATAGTTGCGTCTTTCCAATACTTTTCACTTTGTAACCAACCTAAAATATCATAGTTGCCATCTTTTGACAACTGGTTAAACTGCTTTAAATCGTAGTTAAAATGCTTTTCTTCTATTTGTTTCCCTAGTATGTTTTGAATTATTGGTAAGCCTTCAAAATAATTTTTATACTGCCATTCAGGAATAACTACATCATGCCCAAATGTTTTACCTAATCCAATTAATGAAGCAATCTGGAACAACTGATTGCCTAAGTTTCCATGTTTACCTAACTTGCTAAAAGTTATCATTTTTGAAATATCATTAAGGTGTTTCTAAAATAACTTACGTATGGTTCAGGTTCTTTTCTGATTTGTACGGTTAGTTCCGACAAATAAATTAAGCCTCTTTCTTGTAACTTGTTTATAACATATTCGTTACTCCTACAATTAACGTGACCTAAACCCTCTTGACCTTCGACTGCTACTGATAAAATTAAATATCCTTTAAGATTATTCACTAAGTTATCTACAAAAACGTTTTCATATTGTGCGGGTATGTGTTCCCAAACTTCAAGACACAATATATTGCCCCACGTATATTTTAAGTCAATTGGTTTTGTTAAATCCTTTTGTATGTATTTTTCATAATTAGAATAGCCATCTATGCCAATAGCATTATAACCTAAGTCTTTAAAATATTCTGTATATGTGCCTTTCCCACAACCAAAATCAAATAATAACCCTTTGCAGTCAAGTTTTTTATGTACAAATCTTGCAATATTATAGCTAAAAATATGAGCGTGTTGTTCTTCTTCGCTCCAAACTCCTGTTTCTGAAATCATTTGAATATAAATATTTGCTTAGGGTAAAAATGTATTGACTTAATTCCAAAGTAGTTTTCTACTCCGCTTTCAATTTGTAGGCTGTGTAGTTGGTGTCTAAAATAACCTATTGCAGTTTCTTTGCTTTCTAAATCGGTTGTGCCTCTAAAATTCTCTTTCCAATAACTTGTGTGCGTATCTTCTACAACATAGATTGCACCTTCTTTTAAATAAGGAAAAACTATCTTAAATGTCTGTATAGTTAAGTCGTTTATATGGCTTGCATCGTCAATTACAATGTCTGGTATTACTTGCTGAAAAAGATTGTAAAAAGCCATGCCATCGTCTTGGCTAAACTTATGTAATTCTACTCTATGGTCTTTTTTAATTGCGCTTTTATCGTATAAATCTACTCCGATTATTCGGGCATTATCAAAGTATTCTGCCCACATATTTAAACTACCACCGCCTCTATTGTTAAAATGATAACCCCCTACTCCGATTTCCAACATCGTTATTCCTTTACCTATAAAATCATGAAAGTATTTGTCGTAAATTTCTGTGTAACCATGATGTTGTAAGCCCTTATCGGTATCGTATTTTGTAGCAATTTGTGATAGTAAATCCATTATTTATGCGCTTTTATAAATTCGTGTATTTTTTGGTAGGCATTTCTTATTGAATTAAGACATGAACGCTTTAAATATTCGCCATAGATAGCATAGTAAGCATTATTAAGCTGTGCAAATTTCAAAGACAACATTGGTATATCACCAACTATGTTATACGCTGCTTCGGCTCGTTCTTTATTAGACATAAAAAAAGCACAACCGTTTTTCGATTGTGCTTCAAATTTAAACAATTTTCTTAACTATGCACTAATGCCATCTAAGTAGGCTATATCTTGTGCCAATGTACCTGTCTTAAATTGTAATGGTAGGCTTTCTTGTTCACCCGATAACGTTACAATAACTGCTGTATTATCGTTTAGCAACGTTTGAAGTCCACCTGTCAAAGCTGAACCATTTAAACCTAATTCAATACCATACACCTCGATACCGCCATAATTACCCTCTACAAAAGCAAATACATCGTCTGCATTAAATAACGACTCAATAGCTTCTCTTTCAGCAGGTGTGCTATAATAAAGCGACAAGGCTAATGATTGGTTAATCGTGTTGACATTCTCACCTACTACGCCTTCAAAGGTTGCAGCGTGTTTGAATTTCTTACCGATAAACTTCTTTAATGTTTGTTGAACGCTTGCAATAGTGGCTAATGTAACGGTATTAATATATCCATTGCCATCTTTGGTGTAGCCTGTTAGCTGTGATAACTGCCCTATCCAAACACGCTTGTTAATACCGCCACGCTTATTGAGCGCATCGCAATTCGGGTCTATGCCCTGTAATATTTCTACGCAATTTGACATATTTATATAATTTGTGGGCGGATATTTCACCGCCCTTGTTATTTAATTAGAACCCAGCTATTACGTTCAATTCACCGTAACCATATTCGTATGCTAATAAAGCAGAACCTGCTAAGTAGTAGGTATCGTCTTTTTTCTCATACCATGCTAATTCTTCCATAAAGCCGTTAGCATCTAATAAGATTTTGTGGTTTGAACCTGTGGTTAACACAATTCTAAAAGGATTGATTACACCTGAACTATCTGTAAAGTCCGCTTCAAGTCTTTCATCAACGATTTTAGCAACCACGATTGGAATACCGAACAATGAGTTAGCTGATAAGCCATCTACAATGCTTTCACGTTGTATGATACCTGCATTGGTTTGTGTAGAAGAATACAAGTAGTTAATGTAAGCATCATAAACTTCTTGTGTTACTAACCACACTTTGCCTTCGTTAGCAATTTGTTTCAAGAAACGTGATTGTGAATTATAGATTGCTCTCATTGTTGCTAAGAAATTGGTAGCATTTAAGTCAGTTGCTGTTACAGCACCTGCATCTACAGTTCCATCAACAGCGTTTGCACCTGCTTTTAACTTCTTATAAATACCATCTAAAACGGTATAGTAAGGAGTTGCGCTCAATGTATCACCTAAGTAAAGGAAAGACAACATATCACGATTAAAAGCATAAGCACGTTGCTCAGATAGGAAGTTCAAAATCTCTGGTGATAACTCACCACGCTTCCAACCATCAGCCATACCATTTGCGAAGATTGTTTCTTTCAAAACATCATAGCAGGCTTCAACGCTTGCTTGTACTTCTACTGGAGTGATAGTCTTTTTAGTGAATGATGCCGAACCGCTAAAGTTCCAACCGCAAGTAACTTTCTTAGAAGTGATTTTATCAAGTTGAGTGTTAAAATATAACTCTTGACCTTGATACTTTCCAACTATTAAGTCGAACGGCAACTGGTTAATTTTAGGGTCATCTAATAAAGGCTTTAGGAATAATTCAAATTCGGGTTTAGCCTGAACCGCTACGGAAGTGATTACGTTTGCCATGTTTATTGTTTGTTTTGTTTTCTGATTAATAATGCTTTTTCGACTAATGATAATTCTGTTTTAGGTGTTGCACCTTTTGGAAAGTCTTGTGATTTCTCAATCTCGCCATTCAAAATAGATGCTTTGAAAGTTCTAAACTCGTTTAATGAGTTTTCAAAGTTTGCCTTTACCTCGTTCAACTGATTTGTAACTTCTGTTACTTGGTTTTGCAATTCAGCGTTTAAGGCCTTAGTTTCT